TCTAATACTTTTGACGATAGATTGTCTGGTTTACAAAGTGATTTAGGTGGAAGTATCCAAGATCTATTTGGAGATACTGGTGAACTTAGATCTGGATTAGATACATTAACATCTGATCTTGGTACTACATCACAACAATTAGGCACACTGCGTGACTCGTTTGGTGACTATAAAACTCAAGCTGCAAGTAATCTAAGTGATGTTAGATCTGCATTACAAACTGAGATAGGAGATGTTGAAGGATCATTAACTGCTGGGTTGTCAGACTTAGGAACTTCATTAAGAGGTGAAGCGTCTGATGCTTTAGCTGATGTATATCAAACAAGGCAACAAGCTCTCTCTGGTTTGGAAGGTAGGTTTGGAGAAAACTTACGTGCCCAAGAAGAAGGTTTTACTAAAAGAATGGATGAACAAACAGCAGCTATCGATGACAAGATAGGCAGACTTGGTTCAATGATGAACTACAGAATGCTAGGAGATAGTGCTGGTGGAGTAAAAATGAGAAGATCGAAAGCTTACAAATCTGGTGCTATTAACACTGGTACTGGTCAGCTAAGTCGTTCAATGAAATTAAAAACACTTAACATATAATTATGACTGCGAAAGCTAGATACGATGCGCTTTCTAGTGACAGATCACAGTTCTTAAACATAGCTGAACAGGCAACTAAGCTGACACTTCCTTATTTAGTAAGAGGTGAAGAGGATCATAATGGAGGAGCAAGAACTCTTATTACTCCATGGCAAAGTGTTGGTGCAAAAGGTGTAGTTACACTGGCATCAAAACTTATGCTTGCTTTACTTCCTCCACAAACAAGCTTCTTTAAATTACAGCTAGATGAAAATGCTCTGCAAGGTCAGATACCTCCAGAGATGAGATCAGAATTAGATTTATCTTTTGCCAAAATAGAAAGAACTATTCTTGAAGCAATAGCTGCATCGAGTGATCGTGTAATTATTCATCAAGCTTTAAAACATTTAATTGTTGCTGGAAATGTTCTTGTATTTATGGGTGAGTCTGGTTTAAAGATGTTCCCACTTAACAGATATGTTTTAGAACGTGATGGTAACGGTAATGTTATAGAGATTGTCACAAAAGAAAGGATTAACAAATCTCTTTTGGAAGATATAGTTCCAGAAGATTTTATGTTAGATCAAGAACAAGATGTCACCGAAGATGGTGAATATGTAGATCGTCAGGAAGTAGATATATACACACACTGTTTACGTGTGGGTAATAAATACGAATGGCATCAAGAAGTATATGATCAGATCATCCCTGCTTCAAAAGGTAAAGCACCAGCTAATGCAACACCATGGTTACCACTAAGGTTTAATACTGTGGATGGTGAAGCGTACGGTAGGGGCAGAGTCGAAGAGTTTATGGGAGATTTAAAATCTCTTGAAGCATTAATGCAAGCTCTTGTTGAAGGTAGTGCTAGTGCAGCGAAGGTTGTCTTTACAGTCAGTCCAAGCTCTACTACAAAACCACAGACCCTAGCTCAAGCCGGAAACGGAGCAATCATACAGGGCAGACCTGATGATATAGGTGTTGTCAACGTAGGAAAAACAGCTGATTTCAGAACAGCATTTGAAATGGCAATGCAATTAGAGAAACGCTTAGGAGAAGCTTTCCTAATTCTTAATGTCAGACAATCTGAAAGAACTACAGCTGAAGAAGTACGTATGACACAAATGGAATTAGATCAACAGCTTGGTGGATTATATTCACTGTTAACTATAGATTTATTGGTTCCATATTTATCTAGAAAACTAATGGTATTCCAGAAGTCTGGAGAAATACCACAAATACCCGGGGATATGGTTAAGCCTACAATCGTAGCCGGTGTCAACGCTCTTGGACGTGGACAGGATAGAGAAAGTCTTATCCAGTTCATGACTACTATTGCTCAAGCAATGGGTCCAGAAGCAATGATGCAATACATAAACCCAGAAGAAGCTATTAAACGTTTAGCAGCTGCACAAGGTATTGATGTACTTAATCTTGTGAAGAGTATGCAAGAGATACAACAGGAAAGACAAGGTGCTCAAGATCAAGCTATGGCTATGCAACAACAACAGTTGGAAGTCCAAGCTATGAAGACACCTATGGCTGACCCAACTAAAAACCCTGCACTAGCACAACAACTAGCTGAGGGTGGTGGAGGTGTTCCACAACCACAAGCAGCTGATCTACCTACAAATTATTAATACGTATGTCTGAGACATTAACAATGGACGAAGCTCAAGCGGATCAGCCTGAGTTAACTCCAGAAGAACAAGACTCTCTCCAAGTTGGAGAAGCAATGGAGAGCCAGCAAGAACAATTATTAGCTGGCAAATATAAGAATGCTGAGGAGCTAGAAAAAGCTCACTTAGAACTTCAAAAGAAATTAGGAGAACGAACAGAACCTAAAGAAGAACCTGTAGCAGAGGAACCTAAAGCTGAAGAAGTAAAAGAAAAAAAGAAAGAAGATACACCACCTAAAATATTAGATGAGTTGTGGAATCAAAGGGAAAAAGGTTTTAGTGATGAAGTTTTACAGAATCTAGCTAAGACAAATCCCGGAGAGTTAGCTAAAGAGTATCTTCGTTATAGAGAATCTCAACAACCAAAAGGTTTATCTGATAAAGATGTTACTGATCTTAAAGCGATAGCTGGAGGTCCAGAAAAGTATGACCAGTTAGTTGAATGGGCAACAAAGAATTTACCAGAAAAAGAACAGGCAATGTATGACGCAGTGGTGGATCGTGGAGATCCGCTTGCTTGTTATTTTGCTCTTCAAACAGTTATGAATAAATACGAAAATGCAGTTGGTGTAGAAGGGAAACTAATAACAGGTAAACCACCATCTGCATCTACTGATACTTTCAGAAGCCAAGCTGAGCTTGTCGCAGCAATGGGTGACCCTCGTTATGATAACGACCCTGCCTATCGCCAAGACGTAATCAGCAAACTTGATAGATCAAAAATTAATTTTTAATTATGCCTAAAGGAAAAGGTACTTACGGTACTAAAAAAGGTAGACCACCTAAGAAATGAAAACTAAAGATTTAGATACGTTACTTGAAAATGAGTATGCGTACGAACCACCAATACAAGTATTACCAAAACAAAAAACTATGACACCCGAAGCAGAAAGATTTAATGGTTGGGCAGCAATGCTCGGCATCGTTGCAGCTATAGGAGCTTATGCAACAACAGGACAAATTATACCCGGTGTATTTTAATGGCAGCAATCTCTTTACAAAGAGAAAGCACAACTAACTGGCAGAAGTTTTGCGAGTGGGTTACTAGCACAGAGAACCGCCTTTATGTAGGTTGGTTCGGTGTGTTAATGATCCCTTGCTTACTAGCTGCAACTACTTGCTTTATACTCGCCTTCATCGCAGCACCGCCTGTCGATATAGATGGCATACGTGAGCCAGTTTCCGGCTCGTTAATGTACGGAAACAATATTATATCAGGAGCAGTCGTCCCCTCCTCAAACGCAATCGGACTACATTTTTATCCTATATGGGAAGCTGGAACCATAGACGAATGGTTATATAACGGCGGACCATATCAACTCATTGTCTTTCACTTCTTAATAGGAGTAGCAGCATACGCTGGTAGACAGTGGGAATTATCTTACAGACTAGGTATGAGACCTTGGATCTTTGTTGCATACACAGCTCCATTGTCAGCAGCCCTAGCAGTATTTCTTGTTTACCCATTTGGTCAGGGATCTTTCTCTGATGGTATGCCTTTAGGAATTAGTGGAACATTCAACTTCATGTTTGTCTTCCAAGCGGAGCACAACATCCTTATGCACCCCTTTCATATGCTCGGAGTTGCGGGTGTTTTTGGCGGGGCTTTGTTTGCTGCTATGCACGGAAGCCTTGTTACTTCCTCAATCATTCGGGAGACCACGGAAACTGAGTCACAGAATTATGGATATAAGTTTGGTCAGGAAGGCGAGACTTATAACATAGTTGCTGCACACGGATACTTTGGCAGACTTATATTTCAATATGCTTCTTTCAATAATTCTCGTTCTCTACATTTCTTTCTTGGTACTTTCCCCGTGGTTGGCATATGGCTTACCTCCATGGGAATCTGCACTATGGCTTTCAACCTTAATGGTTTTAACTTTAACCAGTC